TCAGATTCACGATTGAAGCGAGCGTTTGGCATGGTCTGGTGATCGTTTGGACACTGCTCATTTGAACACATGGGGGGAGGCGGTTCGAGTTCGACTGCCAGCTTAACACAGATCGGAAACCCTGCCCGATAAAAAATGATTAAAGTGGGCGAAGGAATAACTTGCAATTAGTTCTAGAACTGGTAGCAGTTGTGCATGACTACATTAACTAGCCCGTTGTTATTGCTTGGGGATTGTTTGGAGCGTTTGAAGGAGTTGCCAGATGGGAGCGTGGATATGGTTGTAACGTCTCCACCATATGACAATTTAAGGACTTACAATAATACGTTGAACGATTGGAATGAGGACAAATGGAAAGCTATTCAAATTGAGTTGACTAGGGTATTGAAGGTTGGTGGGGTAATTGTTTGGGTGGTTGGTGACGCTACGATTGATGGAAGCGAGACATTAACAAGCATGAGGCAGGCGATTCACTTCAAGGATGTTTGCGGGCTGAATGTCCATGATACGATGATTTGGAATAAAAATTCATTTGCTAATCCGTCGTCAAATAGATGTCACCAAGTTTTTGAATACATGTTTGTTTTATCTAAAGGTAAGCCAAGAGTTTTTAATGAAATTTTAGACAGAAAAAATAAATACTTGGGAATAAGAGGGGCTAGTGGCAGGGATAAGGATGGGAACAGGAAGCAGGGGACAAGTGAGGTTAAGAGGGAATACGGGCAAAGGTTTAACATTTGGGACATTAGTGTTGGTGGTGGCATGTCTTATAAAGGTCCTTGTAATCACCCAGCGGTATTTCCAGAATCATTAGCAAGTGACCATGTTTTAAGTTGGTCTAATGAAGGAGATATGGTTCTTGACCCATTCTTAGGCAGCGGAACAACGGGTGTTGCTTGCGTTAATACTGGAAGGAAGTTTATCGGCATTGAGCGGGATGAGGAATACATGAAGATTGCCGAGGCTAGGATAGCTGCTGCGATTGAGAGCAGAAAAGAATTGCTTGTTTGAATGTTACCTGATAACTAAGGCTATGACAGAGCGTGAGCAGGTGGAGGCGTTTTCGGATGATCTGGAGAAATTGATTTATCGGTATCGTGATGAGTTTGATTTGACGATTGCGAGCATGGTTGGGGTATTGGAGTGTGCGAAGTTTGAGATTGGAGTGTGCGAAGTTTGAGGTGATGTTGAATGCTGGTGGTGGGGATTACGAGGTGAACATGGAGAAATGAGTTATGAGTGAGGAAATGAAGTGTTGCAGGTTTTGTGGGGATCGGGTTGGGTATGAGTTGGAGGTGTGTCCTACGCATGAGTATGTGGGATGTTTGGAGTGTGGGCGTAGGGCGCAATGGAGAAGCAGGCTGGGCAAGTATGTGTGTTTGAATCTGGATTGTGAGTGGACGAGTGTTGGGTTGCCAGATTATCGGGCTAGGGTGATGGGCGAATAAAGTTCTTGCCAAGTTGGGTTTGCTGGCTAGTTTGGGGTTGCTATGAGAAACATCAATTTACCGAAGGCTAGGGTTTATGTGCGCTGTGATGCGTTTGGGGGTAGCGACGAAGATTACGAGCCAGCGTGGTTGGTGTCAGCCCGTGCGATGAGGAACAGGCCGTTGTGCTTTCAGGTTTGGGTAGATCGGTTTGCAGCTTGCTACGATAAGGTTGCCCCGCATTGTTTGTATTGGTATGAGCCAGAGGGTGACGAGTTGGTATTGCCGTTGCACAAGGTTCAGATGTGGGAGTGCTTGTCTGGCAGTATTGAGTTGTGGCAGAAGGCGCAGTTGGCGGATGTTCCCGTGTTGGTGAACTTGGGCAAGGGTAGTGCGCCGATGGGTGGGCATTATTGGTTCACGTTGGATTACTTACCAGAGGGGCAGCATTTGGGTATGCTTGACGTTGGGGACGCTGAGTTGCTTGAGGAGCATAAGGAGGGTAACGTGATTAAGCTGGCGAACGGGCAAGTTGCTATTTACCCGAACAACAGGATTAAGTGGTTGCCAGTATCGCTTACGCCGAAGGATGCGATTGGTGCTATCCCAGATTGGGACGCAGCGTCGAACGGGCAATGGGATGAGTGGTGGAGTGATAGCGACGAGATATTAGGGGATAGCAAGTGGGCTTACTGATTTGATTTAACCAACAAAAAACAATGGCATGGATATACAGCAAGAAAATGATGGAGGGCTACGCGAACTCGCGTTATTCGCAGGAGCAGGGGGCGGAATCCTTGGAGGAAAACTTCTTGGATGGAGAACAGTGTGTGCAGTTGAATGGGACGCATACGCACGGGATGTTTTGGTCGCCAGGCAAAATGACGGATGTTTGCCAGCTTTCCCGATCTGGGATGACGTATGCACATTTGACGGACGACCTTGGAGAGGGCGTATTGATGTCATTTCTGGAGGATTTCCATGTCAGGAATTGTCAACTCAGTCAGCAGTCTACGGAAACGACCACGGCCTTGACGGAGACAAAAGTGGGTTATGGAAGGAATACCACCGAATACTTGGCGAAATATTGCCCAGATACGCATTCATTGAGAACAGCCCAATGCTTGTTATTCGAGGACTTGACAGAGTGTTGTGCGACCTTGCCTCCTTGGGGTATCATGCAAGATGGGGTGTTATTGGAGCAAACGCCTGTGGCTTGGATCATTTACGCAAACGAGTCTGGATTGTTGCCTACCGTGATGGCTTCGGATTGGAAGGGCGGAACAACGTCGATAAGAAGGGATCGTGGAAATCAGAGAATGGATCAGTGGAGGGATTATGTAAAATGCCTATACGGTATGACATACCCGCACCCGACGCATTCGGAGCTGCGAATGGGATTTCCTGCATGGTGGACAGATTGCGATGTGTCGGGAACGGACAGGTTCCAGCAGTGGCTGCGCTTGCATGGGAAACATTACGACCAAAACAATGAAATACATTGAATTTACAACGCCAGATGGAAGCATTTACCAAGAGAGCAAGATTGTTTTTGCTGATGATCTAAGAAAATGTGAGTGTTGCGAAGAACCATATTGTGATATTTGTGATACACATTACTCTGATTGTGATTGCCTTGGTCCTAGCAATGCCGAAGAAGAAGGTTGGTCACTTGTTGAGCGAGACAATGTTCTTTATGCAATTCGTGAAGTAACCATTGAAGCTAATTTTAAAACTGATTAAATGAAACACGCCAGATTGAACTGGACTAGAACTACGCAACATAAACTAAACAACGAATGATGATACTAGAACTAATTTTGTGCCTGACCATGATGCTGGTAATTTATTGGGTAATGTTTGACTAAACGCTTAAATCATATGAACGATAAACTACGTCTTAACCTACCAGAGACAGCCCCGAAGAACGGGGCAATTATTCTTGCAGAGTTCGGAGACGGAAGGCTGATGCCTGCCATGTGGTGCTTTTACTCAAACGTATGGGTAAAGGCTGTGCCAACAGTGGAGGTTGTAACCGAAGTTCCGACTTACGAGCGATACTTTGAGAACCAGTCCGAGCAGTTGACCAAGATCAGGGGATGGTTGCCGATTCCGACCGATTGGTTTTTTGGGATTCGTGAAAATTAGGCGAGTGTTGACAAGTTGGCTGCAAAAGAGTAATAAACATAAAACTTATGAGTAGCACAGCTTTTCACCTCCAGGGCGGGAACGGCGGTCATGTCCTTAATTCGGGCGAGGGCGCACAAACAGGTAAAACGTATCGGTGGATTCAGTTCATCGAGGACACGGTATTTACCACGTTGCAAGGCAACCTTACCAATATCGCAGACCTTCAAGGCATTACCCATCTGGCTGGCACAGGCATCGGTGGGAACTTTACCGCCGTAACCGTAGCTAGTGGGACTTGCATTGCTTACGATCAATAAAACGTGGCATCTTACCGATCATTTGGAGGCTTAGACGATCAGCCGTTAATTGACGGTGATGTAGCCTTCGTGGGGATGAATCAGCGTGAGCAGCCAAACCAGCTAAGGGCTGGGGAAGTGGTGCTGAGTAAGAACGGAAGGATCGAGGGCTACTGGCAACCGAGGCGTGGGATCGAGCTGAAAAGCGGGGCTTTGGCAAATAGTGCCTACCCGCTGACCCTGCCGTTTATTGTTCTGAATAGTGCGTTGACGATTTCGACGGCATCTAGGACATCGAACGTGGTTACGGTGAACTTTGCATCCCCGCACGGAATTCCGTCTGGCAACCTGCCAGCCTATATCACCTTGGGGACACCAAGCGTAGGAACGCAGCCGATTACTGGCATCAACGCTGGATCGTATTTATTTAGCTATGTGGACGCCGACAGCCTTAGCTTTGCCAACGTGGGGGCAGATGACCCAGCATTGGTAGTAGACGCCACATACGGCAAGTTAAGCACCATTCTGGACGATACTGCGGTAAGCAATATCTACGGATCGTGCGTATTTAGCGATCCAGCGACCAACTCCGAGGAGAGCGTTATCATCGCAACGAACAACGAAGCCAAGAAGGTCTTGCTTAGTAATTACAGCGTAAGCAGCTTACCTTACCCGTATGGGAACATTGTCACTGGAAACGTGGAATTGTTGCAAGCATTTGATCGAATTTACTTGTTCCGTGCTGGGCAAAGACCTTGGGAGTATCTGCCACAAGGTAAGAACATTCAAGCAGGCTCGTATGTATCCGCCACTGGCGTAGTGACCATTACCTTGCGTGACCATGGTTTAACAACTGGTGACACAATAACGATTTCCGACTTGGGCTTCTCAGCAGTTGCACCCACGGCAGACCCAAATGGTAGCCATACGGTTGCTTCGGTGGTGGACGTTGATACATTTACCTTTGTAATTGCCACGGGCAATGGCGACGAGACATACACCGCCAACACAGGGGTGATGGTGTCCAATGGATTTACCTTGGTTCCTGCTGGAGTTTACACCCAGCCACAGTATTTCAACATTGCTGGCAACAAATACGGCGTAACCAACGGTGAAGTAAGATTTACGGTTGTTGGCAACACGACGATCCGTGCTGGAGACAGGGTTACAATTTCGGCAACGGACGTTGCTCTGCTTGAAAACGTTGTTGGCAAGGATTTCATTGTTACCTCAGCGACTTCTACCGACATTTACTTTAATGCCCCGTTGCCAAACATTTCTTATGGCTCTGGAAGCGGTTCGGATTTCATCGAATTTGGCAGCCGATACAGCCTTGGGCTTGGATTTACCCATATGCCAGCCCCAGAATGGGCGGTTTATTTCCAACGGCGTTTGTGGTGTCCGTATTACTACGAGCCAGAAGGCACGGCTATTTCACCGACCTATGCTGACCGAGAAGTAAGGGATGAAATCGCTGCATCTGACATTCTTGACCCGAATACTTTTGATTCTGTGGAGTCTCAGTTTCGTGTTACGGCTGGAATTGCCGATTATTTGGTGGCATTGCACCCGTTCTACGAAGATCGGATGATTGTATTCAACCGAAACAGCATTCACTTGATTAACGGCACGCAGGGAACGCTGGCAGACACTACGCTTCGTGAGCTTACGAGGGAAATTGGCTGTTTATCACGGCGTTCTATTGCAAGCAAAGGCAATGCAATCTTTTTCCTGTCCGACGATGGGGTTTATGGCTTGGAGTTCCTAGACGAATACAACCTTCGGGGCGTAGAAGAACCACTGAGCAAGCCGATTCAACCGATTATTGACCGAATCAACAAGGGCTTGGCAGCAAACTCCGTAGCAATTTACTTTGATAACCGCTATTACTTGGCTGTTCCGCTTGATAGCGAGATCGACGCTAACGATGCTACTGGCAATAACGCCATTTTGATTTTCAACATCAAGAACAAAGCATGGGAAAGCATTGATACCTTTGGTAACGATGACTTTAACGTGACAAACTTTATCCGTGGGCAGGCTGAGGAGCGTAATGAGCTTTACCTTGTCAACGAAAACGGAGGCTTGCACCTTACTGATTCGCTTGGTGAGGCTAAAGATATCTACTCAACCAACGTGGTTGGCAATAGCATTGCTAATGGTATCGACTATGAGCTTAAAAGCCGTGGTTATGCCATGTCAGATTACGGTAGGAAGAAGTATAAGAAGGCAACTGTCCAAATGCAGTCTGACAGGGACAACGCTTCCGATGTAGATTTTTATTTCTCTACTGAAGATCCCGATACTGCCAATACAATGGTTACGGATATTTCAACATTGCTTGATCCGAGCATTGGATTGCCAGGACAGCTTGAGCCTAGCGAAACAGCAGACTTTAGTTTTAGGCTTGGCAACCCACGAGGAGTCTACGGCGTGTTGACAATCAAGCGTAAAATAGTAGGATCGACTGCGATAGGTCGTCCACGGGTTTCATCGGTTGCAGTAGAGGCAACGAAAACAAGTAGGCAGACAATTACCCAATACTAATTATGGCGATTCTTTCTAAAGGACAAACATTTGCAAGCACCGATACAGTTACCAGCACGAAGCTGAACAATCTGGTTGATAACGCTGCTTTTGTTTCTGGTTCGTCTGGAACTACTGATGATTCCAGCCTTGAGGTTAATGGAAGCGGTAGGCTTCAGGTTAAGGATAGTGGCATTAGCTCCGCTAAGATTGCAGCTAGTGCAATTACCACGGCTAAACTGGCTACCGCTACTGGTGCAACCGATGGGGTTACATACGCCAAGATTCAACACGTTGCCAATATGCGTGTTATCGGCAACACCAGCGGTTCACTTGCAGCCCCATCTGAGGTTTCTATTCTGGATGAGGACGACATGGTTAGCGATAGCGCAACCGCAGTAGCTACCCAGCAAAGCATCAAGGCTTACACTGAGACTTACGTTGCTTCTAGGTATGTTCTTGATACGGTCAAAGCATCCACCTCTGGAACATCTATTGATTTTACTGGCATCCCATCATGGGTTAAGCGCATCACCGTGATGCTTAACGGAGTCAGCACAAATGGAACAAATGCAATCATTGTAAGAATTGGTGCTGGATCATTTGTAACAACAGGATACGTGTCAACATCTAGCGATGCTGGTGGTGCTGACAATACAACCGTAGGCTTTCTTACTACAAGATCCATTAGTGCAAGCAGAATTTACACTGGTGCGTTAGTAATTAGCAAAATTACTGGAAACACATGGATTTCACACGGAATAGTTGGATCTGATACAAGTGTTTATGCAAATAGCGGTTCGCTTGCTCTTAGCGGTGTTCTCGACAGATTGTCAGTTACAACTACTGCTGGAACAAATACCTTCGACGCTGGAGAAATCAACATATCTTACGAATGATCGACAAAGCCAAACAAATCTATATGCTTGCTGGAGGTGACTTTCACACCCAGCTTGGATGGCATTTGGTTCATGGTTTTGTGATCTCACTCCCACTTGCTTTTTGCATGGGCTACTGGTGCATGAAGGGTGAAGAACAAGTCGCTGTGACACATGATGTGGCAGATTGCGTTTGCCTTACTTACGTTTGTGGCTCGATCAAAGAAGCTGTGCAGCCAGTGGCAAACTCAGTTCCTTACGTTACGTTTCAACGGGAAATAAAAGGCGATCCTCGCTTTCGGACTTATGACTTCAAAAAAATCTATTCTAAAATATAATGGGCGGGCTAAAAACA